CGAGCCTCATTGACCGTGAGGATCGGGGCGCCGCCCGTTAGCTGTGACAGCGACGTCGCCTTCTCTACTTCATGTCGTTGCAGGGTCTCTAGACGCTGTGGCTCAAACGAAATGCGATAGCCCGTCTGCGCAAAGATTGACCTGTTCAACTTCATGGCGATGCGATTCGCCTGTGGAATGATCGTCTTCGTNTAGAACGACACATCATCCTGCTTAGCCGTCGCAAAGTTTGCCGCATTCGACATGATGATGGACATCGGAATCCCCATCACGGACGCAATCATTTCCCTCTGCTCAAGGGACAACTTCAGGTTACCTAGCGACTCAACGCCATCTCCAATCGTCTGCACACTAACGGCATCCGCCTCGACCACCTTGATCTTCCCGCCGTTCTTCGAGCCACCGAACCAATCAAACCATTTCCGCTCTACACGATCCCGCTCTTCCTTTGGCGTACCAAACGGAACGCCCACAAGGGTCGCCTTGAGCAAGCCATTGTCAAGGACATTGTCCAAGTAGGTGTTCAGGCTGTGCAGGACATCCGCATTGATCCTTGCCGCCGTGCCAATCGGGTTACCGGGTCCAATCTCCGTTAGAGGGTCCGTCTGATAGATCGAGACCACATCCTCGGCATCGTAGGTGTTGTACTTGCCACCAATCTTGCGCTTAAAGCCTGTGATCTGCCCGGTAGACCGATCATAGATCTCTTCTACCGTACCCGGCGAGAACCATTGGATACCAATCATTTTGCCCCGATCCAAGATCTTGCCCATATACGCAGAACCCACAAGGACGAGGCTTGCCTCCGTGTTGAAGATCAGGTCGTGCATATTCGACATCCATGACAACTCATCCGGGAAGTCATAGTCCCTGTCGGTGTCATAGATGACCGCATCCGGACGATCCGCCCGAACAATGGTAAAGGGTACCTGCGACAGCGTAGACGCTCTCAGGTCAATACAGGCGCGGAAGAATGAGTTCCTCGTGTACGCCTGCAGGGCGGTCAGCTTCTTAGAGGCGTCATAGCCAAAGATCTGCTGAACGTAGTCCTGCGTAAGATTGAGATTCTTGGTCCCGTTGGGGCTTATCAGTTGAACAGCCATGATCGCCTATGTCCGCTTTGTGTCCATGCAAGGGCTAGGCTCATCACGCAGTCATCGTGCATCCCGCTTGGCGCCCCATACTTGAATGAGCCACCGCTAGTACGGGAGGTTTCATAGGCGCTAAGTTCGGCTAATAACACAGGATCGTCGGGTATGCGGATAATGCCTTGTTCAAACGCCAAAGATAGCGATTCGATGGCTTGACCCTTGGACGCATTAGTTGTAAGAAACGGACGAATGGGTAAACCACGCCGCTGTAACTGCTCAATTAGTGGTTCACCAATACTATTCCGCTCAACGACAATAATACGAGGACGCCACTTGTTATAAAGATTCTCCAACTTGGTGACCTGGACCGCATAGTCAATCCTATTGAACCGAACAAGATCCACTAAGGCATTGTCCTCTATATCGACTACCGTTATAACCGTCCAGTCATTCAGCTTACCCCAGTCCACCCCAAATACATAATTCCTTCCCTCCGCATTCAAGTAGGACTGCGATCAATATCCACTACGCAATTACGGATGTTCCTAAATACACCCCCATCGTCCTGCAAGAACTCCGCGAGAACCTCCTGATTGAAAACCATCTCAGGTAAGCCGTCCCGCATCGCCTCCACCTCTTCCTCGTGGATATGCGGATTACTGCTCGTCGGCATCTGCCAACTACGCCATTCCGGATACTCTTTGTCCTTGCCCATAATCCACAGGGCATAGAAGTAATTCCTGCCTTTAGGCGTCGACAGGAAGAAAGCATCCCCTCTATAGTCCGCTAGGGTAGGGCGAATAGCGTGTGTCCACGCCTCCTCCAAATGACGGACCATCGCCGCCTCATCTACAATAACCCGCGCATATTTCCTACCGCGAGATACGTCAGGGTCTTCGAGCGACCAAAACTCCAATACCGCGCCCGTGATGAACTCAATCCTCCTCTCCTGCGCATTAGAACGCTCAATAATATCCTTCGCCACCTTCGTAAACTCACGCCATACGTCAAGCAGGGTCCTATATGACGGCGCATACCAAGCACAAGGCTTTCCATCTATAATCGACTGTATTATGAGATCAAATCCTAGTGTCGTCTTTCCCCACCTACGACCACACGACAAGACATTAAATCGCTTTGCCTGACGAATGACCGTCAACTGCCCATTATGGCGGGCGGGCAGATGAATGTCAATCTTCTTGGTCTTCTGCTTGCCCTTACTAAGCACGGACATTTATTCACCGTCCCGTTTAACAGAGATCTTAATCTCACTAATGTTGGCATTAGCGTGTTCTTGGCGCTCAACCCATCCCCTGTGCTTTCCTTGGCACTTAAGGAAGAATATCATCGCCACCGTGTCCTTGTTACGGATACGTTCGATTAGCTGTTCCTCCACCCAATCCACACGAGACTCACGCTCATCATCTAGAGCCTCCTGCAGTTCAGGATTCTCACGGATCAGCTTATACGCCGTCATGCGTTGCATTCCCGCCTTACGGGCAACCTCAGAGATGTTGCCGTTAGAGCCAGGGATAGCCTCTAGGAGGTGTTCAGGCTTCCACTTGGCAGGTCTGCCTCGCTCAGCCATTAGCCTACGATCCCTGCCGTGACAATCGTGATCGTGCGCGACGCCGCCTCCGATGAGCCGGAAACAACCTTAACCCACTTCACGCCTGCAAATACCGCAGGGTCAAGTGCCACGTACCGAGACGTACCTACCGTGACCGAATACTGCGTACCCTCGTTGTAGACGGGTACATAGGTCGATCCATCAGTAGATGCCTCAAACGTGAACGATGTCCCCGTTAAAGCCGACGGCGTCTCTACAGCAACCACGTTGCCCTTGCCATAGACATTAGCCGCCGAGGACGTCGTCCCCGACGACTCAATGGTCACATCTACAGCATCAATAGCTTGTTGGAAACTCATTACTTACTAATCGCCTCTTTAACTGCCTGAGCGACATCCTTACCCTCCTCTGCGATCTGCTTGAGTTCGTCAGAGGTGATCTTTCCGTCCTCTAGTGCAATGGATAGTGCAATAAACAACTCTCCCAACTCCTTCGTAACCTTCTCAATCTTGGTAATGATGACTGCCGCCGTAGGAATAAGCCCTACGAGGAACATCATGCCCGTTGCGATTACCTGTGATACTTCCATGGGAATGCTTGGGTTAATAGCCTGTATGGTGGGTCCGGTTATCGCCGCAAGCGCAATTAAGCCACCTGTACGCACAACCGTCGGGGTGAAATCCAATATACGTTGAATGTACCATTCGTTACGGATAACCCAATCCTTCGCAATAACCCTAGGCTTGACCTTGACTTCAGGCAATGGATCAGGCTCATCCATCGCCTCCAACTTTCCCGGCGGCATCACCTTCTTCGCAATTAAGGGATCCATCCCCTTGGGTTCCATCCGCTCATGCTTAAGGATCAGCTTGTACATCTGAAACGCCTTCTCAAACTTCAGCGTGTAATCCTCACGCTCGCCTAAGCCATTATAGCCACCATTGATGATCCTAGTCACCGCCTTGACATCACCGCGATCAGCATACTTATTCAGCTTGCGCGTATCCCAGTACCAAAAGGCACTTAAGACCGCAAGTGGATACTGAGCCACATAATCCGGATACGCCACCACATCAGGAAACCGCTTAGGGTAAAACTCCATCAGCCAACTATTGAATTCCTCGTAATTGGCTCGCCCGGTAACCTGTATCAAGCCGCGACCGCGAAAGCGCAGTCCATCACCCTCGTAGACGTTCCCTAAGTCAGCCCTGCCCTCATACCTCTCCTGCGTAGGGGTAGGACCCCATAACTCCTTCAGCCACCTAAAGCGACCACTCTCGTGAGCCAACTGCGCCACAAAGTGTGCAAGCCTTCTAGGCGTCACCACATCAAAATGCGGGGCATACTCATTTATCGCGCTTGCCACCTCCTGGTAACTCACGCCACGGATCTCCTGCCCTAATACGGACCGTAACAAGTCTTCGTTGATCTTCATCGTACTTCTCGGAGAGATAGTAAAACTCACCCTTCGACATAGCGAGACCCATAATAGTTCTCGTGCGCTGACCGGACAGGACCAAGCGACCCGCCGTGGTGATAAGCAACTGATCG